TATCCTATTGCCTACCCAAGATTAAGATTGTCGAAGACGATCGTAATGATACGGGTGGTGGTGTGATATTCAACATTAAGATAGGGGGAGACGGAGAACAGAAGGCCAAGATAAAGAAGGCCGGTCAAGGTAAGACTGGCATCAACATAACAATTCCAACCAAGAAAAACAAAGACGGAACATACACCGTCTCGGATGATTAGTACCTTTGGACTGTCATCCACCCCTCCCCTTACGGGTAGGGTTAACCCCCACGTGGGTTCTACCCACAAGATAGGAGATTAGAATTATGTTAGGAAACTCTATTGAGTATGGAAGTAAATTCACCCACAAGGCCATGCAGGATATTGCCAACTTTGCACGTACCATGAACATGGCTACAGCCACCCAGCTAAAGGGCAGTGCTGATCTTACACAGACCACAGGTGTACAGCCTGTTGTTATTAATGGTGAGGTCGATCCGTCGTTGGCAAAAACTTCTACCGTGGCCCCCGACACAGATCTTGTTCTTACGATCTGGGTAACGGGTTCGTCTTACACGGCAGCTGCCTCTGTCAATTTCGTTGTTGATGATAACGGCAACAAACAGTGGTATGCCTGTATTGCAGACCATACTGCCTCTGCTGCCAACAAACCTGGTCAGACCGATCACATTAATGCAAGCTGGAGAACCTATTGGACCGAGAGTTCCAACCGTGCTATCCAAGCTGGCCTTGATGAAGTGTCAAGCACATACAGTCGTTATTACCTGATACTGCAACGTAAGACCACTGGAATTGTGACATCTGTCATAGCCGGTGATGTTGCACTGGATGCCGACGTTGAGCTTTCCATTCCTCAGTTTGATCCGGAACTGTTTGTAGCTATTGCCACTATTCTTTTGAACTCTGCCACGGACCCCAACATCTGGGGAACCACAGATGACAACGGTGAAGTGACAATCGTTCAGTGGATTGGCCCATGTTTTCCGACCAATAAAGGTATCACTGACGATATCCAGGGCAATACGGCTTCTACCATAGCCTAATAAAAAGGAGATACAATATTATGTTAGAAAATTCTTTAGAGTATGGGAGCCACATGTCCCATGCCGTAGCTCGGGACTTTGCCAACTTCATCCGTACGATGAATATGGGCAGTCAGATCTTTGCCGTTGACGGTGGTGCTGCTCAGGATGTGCAAACATCTGCCACCACAATCAACGTAGTTCTCAATGGTGTGCCACTTGTATTGCCTAAGGATGATGCCTTGGATATTAGTGCTGACACACAGTTAGGTGTCTGGACACTTGGTGACACATACACTGCTCTGCACATGCAGTATGTTGTTAATCCGTCCAGTGGTAACAAGGTATACTACAAATGTATCCTTGGTCACACGGCCACTCTTGCTGACAAACCGGATGAAAATGATCTGAGAGAAGATGCAACGTGGAAGACTTATTGGGTACGTTCAACTCAAACAGCCGAAGCTGCTTCTGGGGATATCATTCCCAGTCTGTCCAGTCGGTATTACCTTTGCCTGGCTACATCGGATGGTGTTTTAACACTGGTCAAGGCTGGTGACATTGCTTTGGATGCTGATGTCGAACTTCGTATTCCTAACTTTGAACCGGAGATGTTTGTGGCTATTGGCACGTTGCTTATAAACAGTGCTGGCTTTACATTGGGTACTACTTCGACTTCTGGTGTGAGTACCTTCACTCAGCTGATCGGCCCTCAGTTTCCACAGGGTAAGAGTATAGATCAGAATTAAAACTAACCGGGGCACCCTTTAATTAGGGTTGCCCCTTTACTCGTTATAAAGGAGGACAGTCCTCATGGCTGTTGAAAACTTTGAACAAATTTTATGCAACATCAATAACACTGAAATTCGTATTGCTCTTGAGAGGTTGTTTGCACTGGTTGGTGTTGGCACCGGCTCTGATGGTACTTCTTTAAGTCAGGATGTTGTTGGCAACCTAACCGGCAACGTGTCAGGAAATGTGACTGGTGACCAACTCGGTAACATGACCGGTGATGTGACTGGTGACGTAAATGGTAACGAGGTCAAGCAACTGACAACCTACTCAGCTGACACTGACCTGGATGACACGGACTTACCGACAACCATGATCGATCTTAACGGCTCCACTGCTTCGACTGATGTTACTAAGTTTACTCCAGAACCTGGTAAGACTTATGTAATATCCTGTTCGGATGTCGGCACAGCCGATCCGTCGATTACGGCATCGTCCGGTATAACTCTGGACGGCACAAATGACAAAGCAACTTTTGATGCAGCCGATGAGTGTCTAATCATCTTTTGTATTAATGCCACCACCTGTCTCATCGTTGAGAATATTGGTGGGGTAGTACTTAGCTAATAGGAGATTTTAAAATATGGCAGCTTATAGTCAAAGCATCACTGCTGCTGGTATGAAGTTAAACTTTGAGTCGATGAATAGCATCAACGACAAAGAGATCTTCTACAGCATCTTTGATACAATCAATACCGAGTATGCAGCAATGGAGACTGCAGGCCTTGGAGCCTACACGGTGACAACGGGCTTGCAGGCTACCCTCGAAGCAAAGCTTCGTCGGATGGCAGATAGTGTCCGTGTTGAAGTACTCAAGTCGTTCTTTGTCTTGCTTGTAACTGAGTATGGACTCGTTGAGACAAACGGCCTATCTTACACACAGACCGACGACACGGCAACAGCCGGGATGGGTGCCTTTGCAACATTCGAGGGCCTGTTAAAGCAGTCGGTGGAAAACTTCTGTGATTTAGAAAACAGAAAAATGTTGCACCTGCTCATTGCTCAGATCATAGCAGAGCATGTGTTACTTGTTGCAGCAAGTTAATTCATCCATATAAGGGTATTCCTTTGTATGCCACTTATCCTGCCATTATGGCAGGATAGGTATTTTATTTGATAAGGGAGTTGTGCAATGGCAGCTAAGGTACCAATGATAGACATGGAGAGTGGCAGCATAGATGGAGACGGTAGGTTCATCCCCACTGGCTGTGCATCTTATGGTGTTGACGGTCTTCTAACACAGGATGACTCAACGTATGTAATTGGACCACACTCGTTGCACGTAGAGAATGTTGATATAACCAGATCAACAGGTTTTCAAACACTCCCGTTTTCAGTTGTTGCTGGAAGAACATACAGGTGGAGATTTTGGGCTAAGGCTTACGACCTTGGCACAAACAATTTAAGAATACTTATGAAGGACGGTGACGGTTCGACAACCATTGCCTTAACACAAGTAAGTCCCGGCACCGGTGACTGGAAAATAGTTGAACGTATCTACGTTTCTTCTATAACTGGTGACCTTGCCGTTGTTAGAATAAGAAGCAACTCAGTATTGACCGACTGGTACATCGATCAACTCACTGTAGATGAATTAAGTAGTGACGTATTTTTTGGCCCCGATCCAACCGAACGTTTGACTACACTCAGTGACGTATGCAAAAATACAAGGTTCAACGTTGGTGGCAATGTTTGGTTTGATGTGGTTGACCCCTCTGAGCAGAGTACTATCTGGAGCATACTTAACACAAGCTACCAAAATATTTCGTGGGATATTCTCAACACTGTTAGTCAAGATATTTCTTGGGATATAATAAAAGCCTTTGCTCTCAACACTGCCTGGGCCATTGTTAATAGTAACACCCAAAATATATCTTGGACCACTTTTGCAAGGATACTGTACTACATACAAAAGTTTTTGGTCAAGTCTATATGCTTTGACTACAACATCCCTGTACCAATCTCATTTGACAAACAACTTATAAAACCTCTGGAGTTTACATTTTATCCAACAGGTACTATAAATGATACCACATATCTATCTGGTGGGGTATTCGACACCATACATATTAAAGTGCCAATAGCATTTAACAAGCAGATTGTTAAACCGGTGCAGTTCACATACAATTCTGCTGACACCATTGACGACACGGTGCATCTGCACGGTGAGCTATTTGACACCATTAGTATAAAGGCACCAACAGTATTTAGCAGTCAGATATCCAACCCACAGCAGTTTACGTTTAAGCCTATCGGTACTATTGAAGATACAATGTATCTCCACGATGAAGTATTTGACACAACCCACATTAAATCTCCAACAGTATTTAACTTTCAAATAAAGGAACCGGTGCAGTTTACTTTTGGCATAGCATATGTTATGCAGGGTGAACAAGCTGAATATCTACGATAAAGGAATAGCATGCTATGGCATCGAACTTATTTTTTCATTACACAGGTGGGGCAGGAAACGACGACCCCGACCTATCCCTTGGTGGTACAGGCTCCAGTGAAAGGCTGAATAGTACTGCACTGAATAACCTGTTTGACAATGTGTCTCCACCGGAGATTGCAACTGGTGACCTTGTCGAATACAGGGCCATTGACATTAATAATGAGGGTGATGCCGAGGGCCGTAACATAGAGTTCTACCTGACAGACACACCGAATGCTGAGTCTGTCTTAGCCATATGGCTGGATGTTACCGGTACCCAGAGTATCGTCAATGAAACCACAGAGCCTACGGGGGCATCCGGAAATTGGGAGTTGCCACTTGTCGGGTCTAAGAAGTCACTTGACAACCTTGCCACTTCTGGTACCCACAGAATATGGGTCAGACGAACAGTTGACCAAAGTGCAGACAACATTAACGATGATACAGCCACACTGCATGTATGGTTCAGTTAATATATAGGAGATAAGCCATGTCTATAAAGTGGTACGTAGCAACAGAATTAAACGGTGGAGACGACAGTGCTCTTGACATGGTACCAAATCCAGGAAACTACACCGAACTATTTACCGGTGACAAGTGCTTCGTCCTCATAAATAATTTGTATACGAGGATCTATGAATACGACGAGACCCTTGCCGATGCCGAGGATTTTTTTAACACCATAGTCATACCTGCCGATAATTCAAGTGGCACTGGTGCCTGGAAAGAAAAGAGGATGACAGGAATTTTGTCCTTCTGGGCAGGAACGATTGCCAACACCTTTGATGCCCTTGTCACAGAAGCTGGTGGTGTTGTTTCCCTGGACTTTGAGGGAAGGGGTAGTATTCCAGGTCTTGGTATTTGGTCGGACGATCTTATTCAAATACCTATTCAGTCTATTGTTTTGGATCACGGCACGGATGAAGCCCCAACTGCAAACTACGTTTACATACTAAGAGCAGATCCTACAGTACTGGTTACTGATACTGAGTGGCCAGCCGTAGAACATATTAAGGTTGCTTACTTACTTATTCCCTCAGCAGCTGAGGTTGCAGCCGAGGGTGCTTACATTAATCAGAACTGGAATGACGGTAATGAACCAACCGGCCAGGGCCACCTGTCAGCTATAGGTGAGAACATACGGCTAACTGCTGATGGTGCCCACTGGAACTCAGGCTGTGCAGGTAACGGCCTAACCGACGGTTACATAACAATCGTCACAGGTGACACCCCTGATAGTGCCTACTTCTTGACCACGGCAGGTATTTGTTACCAGATGCACCGGCACACTGTGCCAGCCTACAATTCTCAAACCCAAGAGATGCACGTAGTCAATGCCTTTGGGGAACCCTACAAAAAACTTAACGACATCCGTGACGAGGAAGTGGATGCTCTTAATGGCAACTTAGTCAACAGATATTATAACATCGTATTCTGGCAGGTGGCCAACAAGGGTGGTGAGTATGCCCCAATCATGATGAACATGCCAACTGGAACCTATGTCGGTTTGGATAGTGCAATCAACGACGTTGATGGCTATGACGTTTATGATATTCCACGAGAGTTCAAAGAGGAGAGTGCTACAGGATTCTTGCTTTGTCGAATTACATTTCGGCAGACAGCATCTGCAATCACTGTCCACAACACAACTGACCTTCGTGGCCGTACCCCGGGCACAGCCTCGGGTACATCTATAGGTGGTGACTCAGAATTTGCTGACAATCAATTTAAATTATTCAACGTGCTGGATTCCACCAAGATCGTTGACCTTGACCTGTCCGGTATAGATACCGGCAACACTCGAACAATCACCCCGGCCGATGCAGACATGAAGATCCTGTCTGCCACAGATCACGACGACCTGACCGATGGTGGAGACACAACACTCCACGACCACGATGGCATCTCTGAGAACACCGGTGCCCGGCATGCTGAGTCTCACGACATTGCCAGCCACTCTGACACGACAGCCACAGGTTCTGAGTTGGAGGATCTTACTGACGGTGGAGAAACCACACTGCACTACCACAGTGCCTTAAAGGATGGTGGTGAGCTGGGTGTGATATATACCAACGGGGCAACAGCTGTACTTAATTTTGCCGGTGCTCCTAAGTTACAAACATCCAACACAGGTGCCACAGTAATAGGCACCCTGGTAGCCGACGGATTAACCCTCGGTGAATTTGAACCCGTTACCCTCGGTGGGGGTGGGTTGATATATGGTCACACCACCGGAGTGGACACGGTGGAGATATCTGATACCACTGGAATAAAGATATTTGCTAAGTTTAAAGAGGATGGCCCCGTTGAGTTGTACTATAATGCCAATAAGAAACTGGAGACAACCAACACCGGTGCCACAATAACCGGCACCCTGGTTGCAGACGGATTAACCCTTAGTGGTACTGAGTTCATTCAGTTTGACGACGGCCGTATTAACTCGAACGGCACAGATTTAGTTATTACAAACAGTACTGGCTCGGAGAACATGGCTAAGTTTATAGAAAATGGTGCCGTTAATCTTTTTTATAATAATTCTAAAAAGTTTAATACACAGGCCTCCGGTTGTAAAATAACCGGTGCCCTGGCTGTAGACGGCATATACCTTGGAGACGGTGAGTATATTCGATTCGGAGATGGACCAGATGCTCGTGTAAGATCTAATGGCTCAGCCTTAGTTATCTTCAACGGTGCTGGCACAGAGACCATGGCTAAGTTTATACCAAATGGTGCTGTTCAATTGTATCATAATAATGTTAATATGCTGGAGACGACAGCCACCGGAATTAGGTTAGCAACTGGGACAGCCATTATTCAAAATAATTCCTACGAGAGTGCCATACACTTTGCCGACAACGGAGCAACAGCACTTTATTATGATAATGCTGTGACGATGCAAACAAAGGCTGATGGGATATTCACCTACTCAACCGGCACGGGCACCACGTATGCAATGGTCCATAGAAACTCTGCAGCTTTTGCCACAACAAACTATAGTGGCTATGCTATTCAAATGGCTACATCCACAACAGCCGACCAGAATAGCATGCTTCTATTGACCAGGTTTATGGACACAACTCATGCCACTCGTTCTTCCCAAATAGTTTTGCAGGGGTTATACAATGGTAGTGTACAGAATGTGTGGAATTATGCTGCTGGTGTCTTTTACCTGTATCACGGTGGTGCAGCAGTTACTCAGACTACATCAATAGGTTTGGTATTAATACCTGGTGGAGCTGCAACAAAAATGATTACTGGTCCGAACTCACCAGAAGGTGTACATGTTGGTGCAATTGGTTCCATTTATATGGCAACCAACGGTGGGGCAGGCACTACCTTCTATGTCAAAGAATCTGGCACGGGTGACACTGGCTGGGTAGCAAAATAATAAAGCATAGGAGAAATACATATAATGGCAAAAATAGCAAGGATAAGTAAAAGCAAGGAGACTATCAACGTTGAGATCCGAGCAGCTACGATAATGCTTCAGGATTTTGAGAGTAGGGTTAGACAACGTCTAAGCCAGGCCATTACCAATCAACAGATAGAACAGTGGGATGCTCCTGAGAATGAGGGTTTGCTACTTGATCGTCTCGAAACAATAGCTGCAAAAGCAAACAAGAATGAGAACGACCTGATAACCATTGCTGCTATTTGTGCAGTTCTTACTAACTTCGTTGAAGAAGAAGAAGTTTAACCTTTTAAATATGCAGGGGGAGTTATGAAGAAAAGAGTAGATGCAGCCCAGGCTGCTCAAGAGAAAAAAGTAACAGCAGCACCGGCAGGTCCAACACCAGTAGAGGTCAAGCAGGTTATCGGCCAGATCCTACAGGAGTTCATTAATGAAGAGGCAGGTAATAAAGTTACTCGTAACAACATAGCTGGCCTTACCATCCAACTTCACGGTGCCATTGACGGTCACATAACAATCAAACAACAGGAGGGTAATACACCCTAATGAAAATAGAATTTGAGCAAGGTAGGATATGCATACAGTCTAATGCATCTGAGTGGGGTCCATTTAATTTTGACTTCATAGATGCACTACCAGCAGACAAGTTGATAACTGGCTGTACTGTGGTATCCTACCTGGGTCGTGTTAAACCAGATGACAGTGACGACTTGTCCAGTGAGACAGAGACAACGTCAGAGTTGATTGGGACAACAGCCATTGTCTCAGACACCACAGTCACTGTGCAGTTTAACAGACCCACAACAGCAGAGTGGATAAACGTTAGTCACACACTTGTATTTAACTTCACTATTACTGATGGTGGTACTCACAGTGCCTATTACTACAGGGTAGAAGTACTTTAATAATTTCTGATGGAAGGATCAGACTATGGAATGGGAATTAGATTACGAATCAAATGACACCTTTGCTCAGGTGCACACCACGGAGAAGAAGTATCTATTTATACGTGGCAGTGTTGGATCAGGGAAGTCGTCAGGATGTATCCTGCACTGCTTCCTAAGTGCAATGAAACAGGCCCCGGATCTAAATGGTGTACGTTATTCTAAGTACGGTGTACTCAGAGCAACCTATCCAAACTTAAAGTCCACGACCGTTGAGTCTTGGAAAGAGTGGTTTGGTCCAATGATAAAGATAGTCTACGATATTCCTATCCGTGGTAAGATTGTAATGAACCATCCGGACGGAAAGACCAAAGTTCACATGGAGATAATCTTCCTGGCCCTTGACCGGGAAGAGGATGTAATCAAGTTGCAGTCGTTGCAGCTTGTTGGTGCACACCTCAATGAAACTGCTGAGATACCAAGGGGTGTCTTTCAGATGTTGAAGTCTCGAATCGATCGGTACCCGAAACGGTTTCGAGTGCACCAGGATTACAGGGAAGAGTTCAAGCACCTGGAAAACAGGCTTGGCAAGGTTGGATCGATAGACCCGTTTATCATATCGGACTATAACTCTATCCCTACCGAGCACTGGCTATATACAATAGCTGAGGAAGAGAAACCAGATAAGCACAAGTTCTGGGTACAGCCGTCAGCACTGTTGATGTGCTCCAAGGCTCAGGGGTTTGTCCATGATGCTGAGGACAACTGGTATAAGATAAATCCATTTGCTGATAACCTGGAACATCTATCGGAGGATTACTATGTCGATCAGGTTCAAGGTGCAGACCCAGAGTGGGTGTCCGTCTTTGTGCTCAATAACTACGGCAATCTTAGAGCTGGGAAACCTGTCTATAAGATGTACGACGACAAAGCACATTTTACGGATAAGCCTTTTGAAGTCTCAAAGGGCATTCCGATTATCATTGGCATGGATACGGGGCTTACACCGGCTGCAACTTTCACTCAGCTTACCAGTTCTGGGCAATTCGTTGTCTTTGACGAGATTGTTACAGAGGATTGTTCCATACATGAATTTACACACGACCACCTATGGCCCCACATTAGAAACCACTATAAAGGGTTCACAATTGAGATCGTTGTTGACCCTGAGAACAAACGTGCTCAGACGGATAAGAAGACAGCCCGTGACATAATGATAAAGGCAGGCCTACCTGTAAGCCTCGGTAAAACAAACAACGTGGCTCAACGGTTTGAGTCTGTCGTTTACTTCCTTCGAAAGAAGGATGGGTTTATCATAACAGACAAATGCCCTGTGTTAAGGAAGGGGTTCCTGTCTGAGTTCAAGTATGAGAAGGTTTCTACAACTGTGCAGGGTACAAAGTGGAAGGATAAGCCAGAGAAAAATAAATACTCACACGTTCATGAGTCATTGCAGTATGCTGCCATGGAGTTTGTTTCTGGCAAGATCTTCAGGAAGAAGACAGCTCGTACTCATAAATACACTAAGCCAGCCGACAGTACGGCCGGGTACTAACAAGGATAGCATATGCCAATAACCATACAAGAAGACGACCACAAAGAAATGTCAGAGGTCTTTGATAAGATCAAGGAAGACCCAAAGGATGATACTCCCGAGTCCTTAGCTGAGAAGGATGCCCAGGACAGAGCACGTGCTGTTAGCCTCGGCCCGTTCCAGTCAACGTTGGGCACCAAGCTTGACGATGAGTGGCAGAAGACTGAGGGAGAGAAGACGTTTGTTGAACGACGTATGCTTAGGGACTTAAGGCAGTACCGTGGTCAGTACGACCCCGAGATTGCCAGTAAGATACACCCTAATAGATCCAAAGCATTCATCCGGTTGACCAGGACCAAGGTTAAAACGTTTGATGCCCGTATGATGGATATTCAATTCCCGGCCAACGACGATAAGAACTGGACTATAGAACCCACTCCTGTGCCCGAGTTGGATGCCAGAACATTGGAGCAGTTGGCTAAACAGTTGTATGAGGCTAATGGTGGTGAGCACGTCCCAACAGAGCCAGAGATAACTGAGATAGTTATTAAGCAGGCAATAAAGCAGTCTAAGGGTATGGAGACAGAGATTGCTGACCAACTGGCAGAGTTTGACTACAGGGCTGTTATACGTAGTGTCATACACTCAGCACACGTCTATGGCACCGGTATACTTAAAGGCCCCATGGTTAAAGAGATAACATCTAAACGATGGTACCGTGATAAGGCAGGGTCTTGGAAGCAGCTGACTATCAAAAGGATAATCCCAGTTGCCCAGTTCGTTCCTGTCTGGGATATCTATCCAGACATGAGTGTTAAGGATTTAAAGGATGCCAGGTTCTGTTGGCAGAAGCATCTATTTAGCAAGAACAAATTTAGTGTTCTGGCCAAACGATCCGACTTTAACACCAAAGCCATCCAGGCTTTTATTGATGCTTACCCAGAAGGCAATGCCGTGTACAAAGATTACGAGGAGCAACTTCGTGACATGTCCACCAACTCATTGTCAGACGGAGATTCCAACCCACCAAAGAAGGAGCAGTATGAAGTTCACGAACGGTGGGGCTTTCTTGATGTATCAGAGGCTAAGGAATTAGCACCAGATGTGTCAGATAAGGTGTGGGATATGATGGGTCCGGAAGTTGCTTGCAACACCTGGTCTGTCGGTGGCATTATAATTAAGGCAGTCATCTCCCCAGTTGAGGGTGCTGACCTGCCGTACTACTTTTATTACTACGACAAGGATGAGACCAGCATATTTGGTGACGGCATACCACGTATCATGAGAGATCCTCAGATGCTATACAATGCCAGTATCCGAGCAATGCTTGACAATGCTGCCATCTCAGCTGGCCCAATCATTGAGGCCAACATTGACCTACTGGCCGACGGAGAAAATCCCTTGGAACTGTTTCCATTTCGTGTATTTCAACGTACTGGAACAGGTATCGATGCCAGTGCCAAGGCAATCAATGTAACGAAGCTACCCAGCTATACCAAAGAGTTTCTTGGCCTGGTGGAGTTTTTCCAAGAGACAGCCGACGAGTCAACGACAATACCCAGATCCCTGCATGGCTCCCAGAATACTGGTGGTGGTGCCAATCAGACAGCTACTGGTATGTCAATGCTTATCGGTGCATCAAACATAACGTTGAAAGATCAGGTACAGTTCTTTGACGACGGTGTTACCAAACCATTTATAAAGTCTATGTACTTTTGGAACATGGAGTTTAATGGCAAGGACAATATTAAGGGTGACTTTAATATTATTGCCCGGGGTACTAAGTCACTCATTGCTAAAGAGGTCAAGATGGAACAGATTAATCAGTTCCTACAGATCACTAACAATGACACTGATCTTAAGTACATTAAACGTGACGTACTGCTTAGAGAGTTGGCAGAGATATTCGACCTTGATCGTCTTGGTTTTGTTAGGACGGAAGAAGAGGTCAAAGTTGTAGATGCCCAGAATGCTCAGCAGGCTAAACAGAATGACGATCGTGCCATATTGCTTGAGGCAATGAAAGCAGAGTCATCTGGTCACGTGCCAAATGCTGTAGAAAGAACTGCCCAGTTGTTTAACATTCAATTACCTGGAGGAGCACCCCAGGCTGAAGGTTCAACCCAAGTAAGGGAGAAACAAATTGGTTAAAACAGAACGTGCACTTTACGAGTCCCTGAAAAGAAATACGGATAATGAATTTTTTATTAACTTGATTGCCCTACTCGACAGTAGGATAAAGTCAGTTAATGATAAATGGCCCCGTGAGATAGGGATTGAAAACATAAGCATTTTACAGGGCAGAGCACAGGAATTGAAAGACATTCGTGATGCTCTGCTTAGAAGGCCCGTTGCTACTCAGCATACAGGTGCTTTCGGTTAGGGGGAGTGGGCCGGTCTCAACCGTCACCCAAAGATAAACTTTTTTTAAAATAGGGATATCCCGTCGTGGACCCCAGAGGAGGCAGTCATATGCCAGACACACCAGGAGTAGATTTAGATCAGTACAAAAAGGAAAAGGACGAGTTCTCAAGTGCTATGGACGAAGTGTTCAGTGAGGACAACAAGGACAAATCCGACGAAGAGATCATTAAAGATATGGATGCTAAGACAGCAGATGCCGATAAGGGTGGAGATGGGATATCTCAAACAGACCCTATCGTGCCTGCTGACATGCCTCCTGCCGAAGAAGATCCCAACGATACACCACCGGCCGACGGCCAGGAACCAGAGAAAGATCCGGAACCTGCCACCCCAGCTGTTGTGGAACCAACAAGTACTGATCCGGTTGAACAGGTAAAATTGTTAACGGCTGAGTTAGCCAAGGAGAAACAGAAGACCTCAAGTTGGGCAGGTCGTATTACTGCAGCCAACACGAAGGTTAAAGAGTTGGACATTAAAGTAGCTACTCTTGAAAATGCAGCCACGACTGCAGATAACAAGGTGAGCAACGAGACCGACAATGCTACCATAGACAAGTTTCGGGCTGACTTCCCGGAGATGGGTGACATGTTTGACATCATGCAGAAACGTATTGATACTAAGCAGTCAACCACCACGGTTAAAGCCGATTCCGAACCAACACCAGCAACACCCAATGCCGACATCCCTGCAGGTGAGGCAGAGGTTGATAACAACAGTGGTCACATGGCAGCTATCCGTAAGGTACATCCTGACCTTTCCGAAATGGTCAACACGGGTATATTGCTAACTTGGATCAACAAACAACCTGATTATATTCAACCAACCCTGGAGGCCATCTACCGTAAAGGTACATCTGATAAGGTGATTAAGATGGTCACTAACTTTAAATCTGAAACAGGCTGGAAGTCACAGCTTGACACAGCAGGTGAAGCAGCAGCTGGTACAAAGGACGGCAAGCTTAACTCAATGCTTGCAGTCAACTCATCAGGTGGAGGTCCACCAGCAGGTGCCCCTGACAAGAATGATTATGCTCAGGGAGCAAAAGATGCTGGACTGTAATATCTTCACAGGCTAACATTACAATATAGGAGAAGTATATATAATGAGTGCAACAACATATGGAGACATATCCCCAAGAACAGCAGCTTTCGTCGTTCGTGATTTACTGAAACGAGGTATGCCTTGGTTGATCTTCGAAAAATTTGGTCAGGCCAAACCGTTGCCTGCCAAGTCTACCAAGACAATTCAGTTCCGTCGTTACTACCTGGACAGCACATTTACCTCTACCTTCGGGAGTGACTTTAATCCTCACGAATATTTCAAGGGCACAAACTTTGATCCTGCAAACAAAACTCTTACCGAGGGTATCACACCTGATGCTACCGTGCTTGAGAGTTCAGACTACGAGGCCACCCTGGTACAGTACGGTGACCGTGTGGTTATCACCGACGTCGTAATGGACACACATGAGGATGCTATCCTCCGTGAAGCCGTTGACATCCTTGGTGAGCAGGCTGCAGTTCTTATTGAGAAGACCCGGTATAACGTGATCAAGGCCGGTACCAACGTCTTCTATTCTAACGGTGCTGCTCGTGCATCTGTCAACACTGTGTTCAGCCTGAACGATCAACGTCGGGTAACTCGGTTCCTGAAAAGGCAGCTGGGTAAAGCAATTACTTCTACCGTTAAAAGCACACCTGCTTACGGAACAGAAGCCATTGCACCTTCGTTCATCTGTATCGTTCACCCAGACCTTGAGCCTGACCTTCGGGCTATAAGCTCTTTCGTGCCTTCTGAGAAGTATGGTACAATGAGTCCTTGGGATGGTGAGATTGGTAAAATCGAAGACGTCCGTTATCTGGCCACTACTATCGTAGAGCCATTTGCCGGTGGTGGTGCCATATCCGGTACCAACGTCCTTGAGACCAACAGCCTGGCTGACGTCTATCCCATGATCTTCCTGGCCCGTGATGCTTATGGTATCGTGGCCTTCAAGGGACAGAATGCTCTTACACCAATGGTTGTGAATCCGAAGGCAAGTGATTCCGATCCGTTGGCTCAGAGAGGACACGTTGGTTGGAAAGGTTACAGTGCAACAATTATCCTGAACGACTTCTGGATGGGCCGTTTGGAAGTGGCTGTATCTGACCTGTCGTAAGTTTAACCTGTAATTAACTGTGTGCTCCCCCAGCCCTCGGGCTATCCCCCTGGCCTGGGGGCACACTTTCTTAACTTATTTATTGGAAGGAATAAATAACATGGCTGTAAATTACATGAGCATGAAAGATGCCGAGCTTAAAGAGCTGGTGAAGAAGTATGACCTTGACGAGAAAGACTACACGTCGGACAGTGGGTCACTCAACAGACAGAAGCTTAGCAACATTTTAAAACTAATTGACGTCCAAACCGGAAAGGTCAAAGAGGCCGTAGTTATTGAAGAGGGTGGTGACGTTGAGGACTACAAGCCGACAACAAAGCTTCACAAGAGCCTGAGTGGCATGATGGTTCAGATCACGTTTTATAACTCAACTGAGAATGATCTGCCTTATGTACAGCTTGGACTTAATGGCATAGGACTTATTATCCCACGTGAGGATAAGGTGTGGATACCCAAAGAGTTCGTTGATGGTGTATTGCAGAATGCCATTGCAACAAAGATGAAAATGATTGTGGTCGAGGGGAAGATTAAATATCAACCCAAGCAGGTGCCCAGACTGCAGCATACCGTGCATGAGATTAAACACATCGACGTGCTCCGTAAAGAGTTCGACGACGAAACGAAAAAATAGGAGATCCCTACATTGGCATTTATAGCAAATGATTATATATTAGATGCTGCTGACTTGTACGGTGACATCGGCTATGACCGAGTAGAAGAGGAAACCTGGATCAAGTACTTGAATGCTTCTATTCGAGCCTTGATCCTGGTTCGTCCAGATGCTGGGGCACAGACGGATAACGTAGAGTTGGTTGCTGGCATACTT